ACAGCAGTTGTTAGATCAATCTGACCGTCTTTCATTTTGAAAACGATCTTATCAACAGCGTTCTCTACTGATGTTTCTATATATTGTTTTACTTTTGACATAGTGTTTTATCCTTTTTGTTAGTGTTATTATAATTCAAATTTTGTTCTTCATTCATCTTCTTAATTAATTTTGACTGATTGAACATTGACATAGTAGGGTTATTATATACTATTTTTTTCACATTGTCAAGTCTTTTAATTAACAAGTTAAGTCTTATTTGTTTTTCTTTGTTATTCATACTACTATAATATCAGGATCAGCTGATAAGTACAGAACTATTTTGCTAGTTTTATAAGGGTTTTTAGGGTATTTTGCGTGATGTTCTTATTTTGTTCTTAAACCCAGAGGTTTTTTACCCATTCTTGTGTCGAATCGTGTGGATTCGGATAGCCATGGAAGATACAAACCTTTGCATTCGGGTCTTTTTCGTATGTCCATTTGTTTCTATTAAATCGATTCCCCTTGTGATCAAACCACTTATATGATTGTGTCCACGAATCAGGATATGATAGAGTGTCTTTGTGTTCTTTAATTAGAATTGATATGATTTCTTGGTCACCAGTGTATTTACTAAATTCCGTTCTTCTTTTGAGGTAGTCTTCCCATATTAAACTACTAGTTGTATCGTTGTTAAACTTCATAATACTAGAATTGAATACTCCAGTGGTAGGATTAAAGTCATTCATACCTACAAAGTTGTGGTCTTCTCCATATGTAAAGAGTTCATCTATATTATTCATAATAACCACATCTAAATCCATGTAGAGATTACTACCCTCAAGGTTGCTGTCTGGACTAAACAATTGTAATTTGTTAAACCAACCATCAAAGTCATGTCTTTTAAATTCTCTAAATTCTATATCTGTATGTCTTAATCTTCTTTGTATAACAGTATTGTCTGTAAAACAAATAAACTTATGTTCAACTGTGGTATTTTTCTTAACCATGTTATACAACTTCTCAACATACTCTATCTGATACTTGTCACCATAATACACACATACAAAGTTCATCATAATTGTACCTTTAATGTTTCATACGCCGTTCCGTTTTCTATTTCTGGTATAGTGAATTGATTTTCAGCGACATACTTTAACCATTCTTCGACAGTCTTTCTTCCTGGTCTAAATGGTTTTTCTATAAATTTAGGATTGTGTGATGATATAGGAGACGCAACATTCTTACCTGTACATATAACAGGAACCATATTCATTATTGAGTCTATGGCGGATAGTGACATGTTAGTGACTAGACAATGACAATCTTTTAGATCATCTTTTATATCTGTATTCCACCACTGATTTCCTGGTCTTGGTTTGTTTCTAACACGTATCTCTCTATTCGTATATTTCTTTAATTCCTCAGTCACTAAACGAATCCACTCATCTTGGCTTATACCATTTGTGTGATAAGTAACTGTTGGTGATGATGGCGCTATAAGTATATGTTTTGTTTCTCCTGTTAAGAAACCTTTAAAATTCACATTAATACCTTTGTGTCTTAACTCATGTAATCTCTGTCCAGTACCAACATGACCTTTTGTTGTATGGATTTGACCTTTAACTATTCTAAAATAAGTTTTATCTATGTCGTTTATTATTGGACTAGGATATCTTGTGATTTGTTCTGTTAGATAACCAACATCTACATACCACCATTCCTCATTCTTTTCGGTAACTTGTTTAATCTCTTGTATATTATTTTCACCTAAACCCCAAAAAAAGTGTATAGGTTTCATTGGTGTATCTTTCCAACCTTTTTCTATCGCAGGAAAAATCTGGTGTGATAAACAATCTTGTCTTGCGAGTTTATGCGTTATAATCATTCAACAACCTTTCATGTACTATCCCACTATTTACTTCTGACATTTTCCATTGTGTATAAGAACAATCATATAACCATTGTGTTCTATCAAACTCTGGTAGTTCTTTATGTCTTAACACTTCTAACGTATGAAACGACACAGGATAGGCATGTGACGTTTTAGATAACGATATACAGGGAACACCCTCACAGATCGCCTCTGTTAGACTATTACTTGAATATGATATCGCTACTCTAGCGTTCTCTAAATCTTTATAGATATCTTCACCACCATTGGTCACATTAAAGTTATTTAAGTTCTCACTAAACATTACTTTGTTTTTAACGTTAATGTCTTTAAGTGTATCTTTATTAAATCTAAATGTAAATCGTGGGTGTGGTCTTATGAGTATATCTTCATCTGTATATTTTGATATGTTCTCTATCGTTGATCTTATAAAGTTTTCATAATCACCTGGTTTCTTTACTAGATTGTTTAAACTTGTGTCAATAGGATTTTGTGTAAGTATTAAAATATAGTCACCTTTTTTCTTCCAAGGTTTTATATCTATGTCTTGTTCTTTTTGTATTTGTTCCCATCTGTCAGATGGTGAGTTCTCATTCTTAAATATACCCTCATCAAATGTATAGTGATTTAAACCAACTCTAAAATAATAATCATCTGATTTTTCTATGTCTAAATTTTTTCTAAAGGTTGCTTGTTCTACTACTATTATAGGTTTGTTTTTATCTAATATGAATTGATATATTTCTGCGTTCTTCTTCTTCATTACACCTAAAACATTTGTTTGAATATACGCATCTGCGTTTTTACTTAACCATCCCGCATAAGCATTACCACGTTCTTTATACCCTATAAGTTTAAAATCTTCATGTTTAGGAAATACAAACATCGCCTCTGTATTAAACGCACCTTTTATACCTACTATGTTCATTTATTTGTCCTTAAAATACTTGTTGAGTTTATCTGGCTCATTCCTGTGTTTGTTATCAGGATCCAATGAATCTTTCACTGTTGCTATTACTGGCCAACCTGATGTTGACCACTTGGTGTTGAAGTCCACCCATGCTTTGCCCTCGTCTTCTGTGTCTGGCTTTATGGCGTCCTCTGGACACTCTGGCTCACATACTCCACAGTCTATGCACTCATCTGGGTTTATGACCAGCATGTTCTCGCCTTCGTAGAAACAATCGACCGGACACACTTCAACACAGTCTGTGTGTTTACACATTATACACTTGTCATTGACTGTGTATGTCATTGTGCTATCCTTATAATTCTATCTATCAATTCACCTAATCCATTTTGTCTTTGCATAGTTAGTAGTTCTTTGATACCTAATGGTGTAAAACTATCAACAGTAAGATTAGTAACCACATTTCTTTGTTCCCCATTCACTATGTCTATTACAATCTTGGCAGTACCTTTACTAATATGAGCTTCACCATCAACTTGATATATCATTGTGTCATCATCTTTGACACCACCTATTAACCATAACTTTGAAGCACAACCACGTATTCTATTCTCGTCTGTCTTTACAGCCTCAGGTAATGGTTCTAAATCTTTTGCTTTGTCTATAATATAGTGTAACCGATCGTGGCCTTCTAGCAACTTTAGATCGCCTCCCATATCTTTAATTTTATCTTGTATCATATCAAATCAATTTTAGTAGTGTCTTTGTACATGTCAAACCATTCTTGTGAATAGTCACCGTTTTTATATTCTTTATACCAAGGACCACCTAATGTAAAGTGTACGTTCTTAGCATCTTCATTATATTTATATTCGCCCACCAACCAATTCCATTCTAATGGTATATCACCTATCATATGGTCTCGTTCTAACCACTTGAATTGGTGTAATTCTAAACCACTAGCAGTATTAACATAGTCAGGTGTAAGTGCTTTACATTGTGAATTATGAAACAACATTACACTAGACCAATTCTTTTTAGGAAATGCTTGGTTCTTAGCGCCTCTAAACTTTACATCTTGTTTTGGTTTATAATCATGCTTACAACACATAACAGAATATTTAAATGTTGCTTGATTATACAATTTATATATGTCGTCTCTAACCATCATATCACAATCCATAAAAATTGACCAACCTTTATAGTTTGATAGATAAGGTACTAAAAATCTACTAAAGGCAAAATCTGTAGATTGATTATTCTCTTTTGCTCTTTTGAATTCTGGTAAGTTATTTAAACTTAATGGTATTATCGCAACAGGCCCACTTGCGTGTGATCTAATACTTTCAGCAAGTACATGATATGCCGCTGGTTCGCCATAGTCATAGCCAATAAAAATATTTATCATATCTTTGCCTCTGGACTTTTACCTGTTAGTTTTCTTTTACCTTTTGTATGATCATAAACAGTTCCTAATATTGATCTTGCTTGAACATGACTAGGTTTACCATCACCAATGTTATTGTTAGTTACTTTTAATTCTTTCTCAAATACACCTCTTACATAATCCCAAATATAACTATCGTGTTGCTCTTTCATGTGGTATATCTCATCAAAGTCATACATCTTTTTCATATACTCACCATAGTTTCTTGTCTGATTGTGTTTCATATTAAAATATAAGAAACCACATTCACTGTAGTGGTCACCTCTACCAAGGTAACTCATCATACAATTATCTTTGTGTATATGTTTTTTAATCCATTCTGTATCTATTGACTTATAGAACACACTATCAGCGTCTATACAAATTAGACCATCTACATCACTTGGACAGTTTATGATGGCGTGTGTGTAGGCGTAAACCTTATATGAAAATCTTACACCATCATCTACATATGATGTTACTTTTCTATTCTTATTTCTGTCTATGAATTTTTTTAGATCAGGAATCTGATCAAACATATCATCATCTTCATTATAAACAATTAAATCAAATGGCCAATTATATGTGGCTTGAAACCTGTGAGCATATTCTTTAAATAATTTATTGTTCCAACTAGTGATTGTTTGTATTTTCATAACCAACTTTTGCTATATAATAACTGTCAACAATATCTGATATAGGATTACCTACCTTTTGTGTATCAAATACTTTCTTTAAGTCTGTGTTTGTTTCTTTAGAAAAGAATTCATACATCATATCTTTATCTGCATTACCTTTTCCAGTTGCACCTTTCTTTACTACACTAGGAACAACAGTGTCATAATTTATCATCATCTGTTGTAATCTATACTTTAGAATACCACAGTTCTCAGCAATTTGAAATATTGCTTGACCCTTTGATCCAAAAGAGTATCCTTCTATGAAAACTAATTGTTCGGTATGTATAGTATCTTCAATTAGTTCATATACCCAATCAGATATTTGACTAAATCGTCTAATAGGTGTGTCGTATTCTTTGTGTTCAAATCCAGTAATATTT